TCACCGCCGCCTTCAGGGTAGCCTTCGTTTTTGGCCACGGCAGTGAAGCTAAGCGTCTCACTTTCTTCGTTGTGCTTTTCGACGCCAGTTACCCGCATTTTCGCTCTCATTTTTGCCATCGTTTTTGGTCCTTTCTACGTTGTGCGCCCTAACCCGTCAATGAAGCGGGACTGGTTCAACATGGGCGGTTCTCGAAAAGGGCATCTGGTCGCAGCCATTCTGCGCCAGCCCCTTATCTCTGATCGTTCGTTTGCACCAACCCCACTCAGGGGCCGCGCTGAAGATCTTAAATCGCCAGCAGTTCACACAATATCCCACAATCGCCAACTATCGGTCCGGCGTGCCTTCCCGCTTCCGGGTCGAGTTCGTCCAGGTACACGTCTTTAATAAAGCTCCCGCCGAGCTTCCTCTCCAGCGCTGCCCGTTGCGCGAAAATATCCGGAAAATCTTCGCGGATTTTATTCCAGTACCCCATCCCGCCCTTGACACACCCGACGCAGTTGTTGTTGTGGTAGCCGAGTTCGTACATCGCGGGCCGGGCAATCCCACTGGCGGTCAAGATTTCGTGCGCTTGTTCTTTCGACATTCTGCGGTCAATCAACGGGAAGATGTGATCAATGGTCGGCATTGAGTCAATCAGCTTGTCCGCTCTCTCGGCTTCCTGGTAATCCATGCCCCACACATATTGCAAGTCGGCCCCGCGATTCTCCCTCTCCCATGCTTTCCTCACGCGTCGCTTCAAAATCTGAGTACATGGGCTGAACCGGCCAAATCCACGACTAGGGAAAAAACACATTGCGTCGGCAACAGTTTTGACGTGCGACTGTATTGTTTTGATCGGCTTACCGAACCACTCTTCACAGTCCTTCAGAAATCGCAGAGTGTCTTTGTGTTGATCTTCAATATGCGTGTAAATTATTTCGTCAATCTCATCAATCGCCAGCTTTGTAGCTACCGCCGAAGATACGCCAGCAGAGAACCATGCAACTGTCACCATTTTTGGCCTCGTTTGTAAAAGTGCGGGCTCGTGGGGGGTTGGTGCAAACGAACCAATCAGTGAACCGGACGGGTCCACACGAGTGCTTCGTAGTGGCGGCACGACGCCGCCGGTTACTTCAACCGTTATGAAGCAAGGTCAGCCTCTATGCTGTCCCACAAATTATCACAAAGGGCAGGGCGGTACGCGGCCGCTCGAAAAGCATCTTGCTCGCGGAGGTACATTTGTAAAAGGCCGTTGTTTCCTTTTTCTACGCAAGCTCTTAGGTTTGCTGCTCGGTCGGCTGCTTTCACGATCAGCGCCGTGTAGTGATACGGTTGCACCTTGGCCAGTTTTGCGTGAGAGGCGGACTTTCTCTCTTTACGGTTTTTCCCGGGCTCGTCAGAAAGTATTGCTACGCACTCGGCAACGTATGATCCGAAGTGTGCGGCCACCTCTTGCAATGATGTCGCGGTGTCCTCCACAACGTCATGCAGGTAGGCTACTGCTCGAACTACGTCATTGCCACCAGCCAAGGCAGCCACTGCATCGAGATGATTGATATATGGTTCGCCTGGCCCGTAAAACTGGCCCTCGTGCGCCTTGGCTGCAAATTCACGCGCATTCAAATCTTGCTTCATAACAATACGCTCCAGTCGGACTGAAATACAGCAGTGCTTCCCGAGTAGGTCCGTGCTACTCAGTCATTTCGTCGCAGCCGCTGAGCTTTAATCGTTAGGCACCAATACCGAACGGACTTCGATGGTTTCCAACCCGCACAGTAGCTTTCTCTTTTTCAATTTCTTCACTTGCGTATTTAGCACACGCTTTGTGTAGTATTCTTTCGTGGCCGTCAATTTCCATCGTTGCAAAGTGGTTTCCCCTGAGGTTTTTGCAACACAACCAGCAAAACCGTCTTTTCATGTCGTCCTCCAAGAGTGCCTAACCCGTCAATCAACGCGGAATTGCTATGTGATTTGCAATCGCATGGTGATTTTTTACAGGTACTACGCCAACTCAAATCGTACGTCATTTACAGCCTCCGCAATCCGGTTATCTCTGATCGTTATGCGCGAAGATGCGGATCTTTTCCAATCAACCGCGCCAACGACAATAATGCTTCAACCGTGCGGCCAACATCTGCTTGGCCACTAATCATTACTTCGTGGTGTCTGTCGTTGTCCCAATCTAGGCGTATCGTTTTCTGGCCCTTAACTTCTCCCAACCATATTTTTTCCAATTTCGGTTCCATTGACTACCTCCGGGTTAAAAGCATAACCAAAAAATCAACGGGACCGAACATGCTAGTAGCTCCCCACAATAGGGCGCTGCTCCCCGGGACGTCCCGTCGCGGCCCCGTTATTTTGGCGTTAGCGAGATAAAATCTTAAATTGAGTAATGGCACTCCATCCCGGTTTCTGCCTTTTTTCAACTAACCCTTTACGCACAAGCGAATTGAACGTATGCCCGCTGAATTCGTTATTGAAATCGTAGACAGATGCCCAGTCATTGAGTGACGTCAATGCGGCAAGCGCCGATCTTTGAGTAAAATTAAGCATAAAGCCCCGCTAACCCTGAAATAAACACGGACTGAATAACATCCGGGTGCCCCGAATGGGGCGGTGGTTCGCTGTCTTTCGTCGCAGCCGGTTATTTCTAACCGTTAGAGTGCATTCCACCCGTCGAATGCCAGTTTATCAACCTCCCACGATTGGCGGTCATCACACGACAACTCTAGCCACGCTGGTATTTCTGGGCCACGATTTCCGCAATCGCACTCGACAGCTATTCGCCCTTTACGGGTACGCAGTCCAACTGAGTTTCCCCCGCATTTTTTGCACAGGTTGTATTTGTTTTGGGTGTCTGTAATATCAAACATGATACCTCTCAACACATGCACTCTAACCAAAAGATGCAGGCGGACCGAATGGGGCTTTGCGGGTCTCGAAAATTCCAGGGGTTCGCGGTCAGTTCGTCGCGGTCCGCTGATCAAACTCGTTATGTGGGCCAATATCTCCGCCTTATTTTTTTGAATTGCACCCGTGTCCACGCAGGGCCACGGAACCCAATTAATATTTCGTGCCATGCGTCAACGAGCCCTGCCCATACTTTTACGAGCGCATCGACAACTACGGCTATGGGCCAGAAACTCCACGCAAAAACCAGCCAAACGTAATAATTCCAAGTCATCCATTTCAAAAACCACATAACCCCGCACTCCAGCGGACTGATTAATCAGCGGTGCTAGGCCGAGAATGTCCGTGCTTCTCCACCATTTGGCCGCAGCCGCTGACCGCTAACCGTTATGTGTCAAAAATAATAACAACTAGGACACAATAAACCCGTGCGGTGATCCCCTTGGGGGGCTTCGTAATCGTAGTCATTTGCCTCAACCCTTGGGACCATTGCCCCGCAGCAATCACACATAACCAGGGGTTCAACTTGGACGGAATTACCTCCGGTGCTTCCCGATTGATTCTCAGTCATATTGTGTCCTTTCGTTAGATTACTCAATCGTATACAGCCTCACAGGCGAAATGAAAACACAACCACGTCACCGATCCGCTCCACCGTGAAAAGCGGGGGCGCCAATACCACATGGTCAACCTGCACTTCACCTCAACCGAGAAGCCAACAATTCGCCTGCCGTTATATTTGCCGGTTGGCCATTTCATAATCATGAGCCTTCACCAGACTGAATCCTGAAAAACCCCAAACGGCCCTTGCACGGATGAAAGGGAAGTACCTGTGGGTCGCGCAGCACGAAGCCATGCTTCCCGAAGAACCACGGGGACTCAGAGCGATCAACGCAATCCACAATCTCCACACTTCCGATGATCCCACCGCGCTCGATCATGCCGGCTTTAATTTCCCGCCTCCCCTTCTCCCAAGTCTCCGGGCAGACAACACGGACCCGCTCCCAAGCCTCGGACCACTCCGCTTTGGTTACGGCTTTAGAGGCATGGATAAGGACCCTGCCGCGAACCTTCGTCGGCCAGGTTCGGTTTTCAATATCCTTCCCGCCATTAATGATCAGCCAGGCCCACGGTTGCCGAATAGAAAGCACCAGAGGCCCGGTCATTCGGATTCCCCGTCAATCTTTTTTAGTTCGAGCTCCAACTGACCATACAGACGATCCAGCTCAGGAGATCCACGCAGCACCCGGGCTCGCTTCATAGTTGACAAGCTCCAGGAGAGCAAACGCCGCGCAGCAGACAAAACCTCATCTGGGCCATTGGGACAATAAAAGCCTCGAGGGCTCGAGCAGAAGCAGAAGCCATGCAACTCGACAAGAGCCTTTACGATCGCCCGAAGACGCCGATCTGGGATGCCGGTCAGGACACTCAACGCACCAACACTGATCGCCGAAACCTCACCGAGACGATTGGATATAATCGAGGCAACAAGCGCCCCCTCGTCAGAAAGAACGCCTTCATCGCGACCAGACATGATCATAATCCTTTCGGTTGAAAGCTGGTGAAAGGCAAAGGTCCTTGACCTCGCTCCAATTTTTACCAAGGTAGTTTTTTATCGTCACCCGAGAAATGCCAAACCGCAAATTCAAATCATTCGAATCCTCCGCTTCTTGAATGGCATTCCAAAAATAGGCAGAATCATGTTTTTTCCCAGGGCCACACCGATAATCTTTTCCCGATCCTTTCCCGCGACAAATGTCTACCTGGTCACCATGGGGTTTAAAATGCCCGAGGAGGTTGAAACGGACACAGTATTTACGCAACGTCGGACGGGAAATCCCGATATGATCAGCAGCCAGACGTTGGCTGTACCCCTTTTCGGCCAATGCAACAACCACGTCCCGAAAAGAGCAACCGAACTCACGACGGACATTCCGCAACACCGTCTGGGGATTTATCTTTTTCACAAGACACCTCCTCAATATAAATTTCGACCCGAGGTGACGGGTCAACAATTTCACGAGGTGGACACCACTCGAGCCATTCCCGAGTGTCATCCACCAAAACACCCTGCAGAGTCAACTGATCGACCAACGGTTTGCAGGCGCCCCACAGGTTGTCTTCGTCATATGACCAACCGCGAGAAGGAATAAAACGAACAACCTCAAGCCTTCGGCGCCGGCCGGCCGCCGGGCCAAAATGAAGAACCGCCCCAGTGAGTACCCGCCCCCACGTTTTTTTTATTCCTCGATAGATCTTCTCTCCGTTTATTCGGTTGACGTGAGCGTTCGGCGACTGAAGATCGTAATTTGTGAACCACCCCCTCCGACCGTTTTTTTCAAAAGGACCACCCGAGCAGTTCGCCCGGATTTTTTTTTTTGCCTTGACACGACAATCAGCCCCCTGCCGAAGATGAGACCGACACACGGGATGCTCCGGAGTAAAGATCCGCCCCCATGGGCAAATCATGATCGCCTCTGGCGATAACTCTCCCAGGTAAACGGAACGATGCGCCCCCTCTCGCAAAGGCGATCCATAACCCGGGACCCGAGGTAGTCGGGAAGCTCGGCGGCGCTCAGGTTTGTCAAAAGAATCGTCGACTTTTTGGCCTCATACCGATCATTGAAAACCTCGGTCAGCCGCATCACCTCATCATCGGACCCCGCCTGGTTCCCGATCTCGTCGACGATCAACAGATCCGGGAGGACGAACGAATCGATCATCGTCTGCTCGTCGCCATGACCGCCCCAAGTCGAGCGAATCCGGCGCACCATTTTCAGGACGGTCGTATGTAAGGCCGTATGCCCCGATGAAACAACATCTTCGGCGATCAAAGCAGAAAGCATGTTTTTTCCGGTCCCGACATTCCCGGAAAAGACTAGACTTGACCCCTGGTTTAAAGGAAGGCCGAAGCCCTTCGCATAATTAAGACAAAAGGCTTTGATCTTCTGCGCCTGTTCGCAGGTAGGACGATAGTCGTCCCAGGTGAGACCTCGAAACCGCTTTCCAATCTGGATATCGGCAAAACGGGTATCAATTTCAGCGGTCGTTCTTTTTTTAGCCAGGAACTGCCGTTTTTCCTCCAGGTCGAGATAAAAGGCATGCAGATCGTCGCTGATACAAGCCGAGCAACGCAAACCGTAGGTCTCCCGGGTCATTTCAATCCCGGGATGACCGGAGCAGCGAATAACCGCCACGGGAGAATCAGACTTCGTCGAAAGAGGGGATAACCCCATCCCAGACCCGCTCTCCTCCAGCACTTCCATCCGCCCGACCATTTCCTCTATTCGTTTTCCGTCGTCGTGAATTTCCGTCACCTTTCCCCCCTTTATTGGTAAATGCACCGTTGATAATTTTTCCCATGTTTTTGGGATCGACAACCCAGTCCAGACCAGCAGCCCAGTCCTTCACCTTGCCGGAAAGAAAATCCGACCCGGCCACCTGATCGACGAAATAGGTCCGCCACCAAGACAGCCCCTGGCGGGAAGGATCCTCGGTCCATCGAGCGATGATAGCCCCCCGTAAGGAAGGCCCGATAGATCCGATGCGATGAAGGCCGACGGCCGGACCTGTCATCAGATCGTTCCAGAGCAGTACGATCGCCTCGACAGGACAAGATGCGGGGGTAGGGGGTATATTTCCTATTGATGGTTCTATTGACGGTTCTTTACTTGTAATAGACCGGCAGGATTTGCCGAATGGCACCGGCAGAATCTGCCGAATGGCACCGGCAGAATCTGCCGAATGGTCGTCCATTCGGCAAATTTTGCCGGATGGACGTATTTGATAAACCAACCCGCGCTTCAACCCCCCGTAAACCTTGGGTTCGGTCTCGATATACCCGGCCTCCTCAAGGGTTCGAATACAATCGCGTACCGCACGAATAGAAAGACACGTCTTCTGAGCGATGGTGTCTTGATGGGGCCAGCAGACACCGTCATCATCGGCGATATCGGCCAGGCACAACAGGACCAGTTTAGTCGACGGGCGCAAGGAAATGCCCCACACAGCCGACATGATTTTGATGCTCATGAAACCTCCACGACAACTACTCGCGCCCCCGAGGATGGATGCCGCCATCCCCAGGAGCGCGACTGCCGACGAATCGGCTACTGTTTTCGGCACCCGGCATGGCACCGCTGATCTGTCGAGAGAGAGAAGATTGAGCGACAAACTGGTGGATCAGGAAAGGACACCGGCCGCAGCCAGGACCAGCTTGATCGAATCCTTCCAGCGAATAGTTGGGTACAGGGCAGCAGGGAGAGCCTCGTAGAGCCGCAATATTTCCGAGTCGCGTTGCTGATCTTCGACCAGGCGCATCGCGGCAAGAATCTCAGGAGTCTGGTCGTCAACACGAAGCCGGATTTTATTCATCTTGCCGATCCAGATGGTCGCAGGACCCCACGGGGCTACGTTTTTAACGACCCGCATGGTTTCTTCTACGCCGGCAAGCATGGGCTCAATCGAAATAGACCGGGCAAAGCCCCTCTCCTCCGCCAGGGCCAACGCATCCAACCTTTCCAGGGGGTCGGGCGCACCGGGTTCCCATAAAGCCGTCAGCGCCTCATTTGTGGCCCCAATGGTGAAACGGAAAAGAATCTGCTCGCGATAGACATCGAGCTCCCTCATTATTTTATCCACGCAGGCCAGGCTGGGCTTGGTCACGATCAGAAGGCGATTTTTCTTGGCCAGGATCAATCGGGCGACCCGGATGTAGGCGTCAACGTTGAAAGGGGTTATGTCGTGAGAGGAGGGGAACATGATCACGCCAGCCCTGGCAGGATAGGAGGTGATCTCCGAGCGTTTTGTTAATTCTTCCCGAGCCCAGTCCTCGCGATTGCGAAGGGCGAAGCGTTTAGCATTGGCTGCGGCATAGCAGTACAGGCAATTGTTGACACATCCGCGCTGTATGTTTTCCGTAACCTCGGCCCACTCCTGGGTCCCGGTACCCTTTCTTTTTTCGTCGAACATATGCGTCCTTTCAAATCAAATGTGAGGTTATGAAATCACTGCGAGCGCCCCAACCAGGTCATGGTGACATCAGGGACGACGCCATGCAGGCGAGCCGCCTGCAGATCCGACGACCAGATATCGACACGACGTCTCCAACGAGGATTCATCACGTCGCGCACCTCCATCGTGCCGTAGCCATCGAGGACAATGCGGTCACCAAAGGTGATTCCCAACTCGTTTTGAATATCCGGGGAGATGGCAATGACACCGCGCCGAACCAAGGAACCGTCAGCCGTCTCGTGAGGCGTCGAATCCGTCTCCTGCACCCTGGATGTGTAGCAGGAGACGGTAACCGGGACAGAAAGCACCGGACGACTGCGATCCCACTGACCATCAAAGATCTGCTGCAGGATAGCGTCGTCAGCCTGCAACTCTTCGAATAACATCTGTCGATCAGCTTGCGAATATTTGACCATGGAGCGCAAATCCTTGTTCTGTTGCCCACCTGAAAACAAAATTATGAGCAGACAGGCGATTAAGGTCCATTCAAAATAGCGCATAAAGCCTCCTGGGGAAAAAGGTGGGCGGATGATCCGCCCACCAAAAAAGGTGTCCGTCAGAAAGGAATGTCATCTTCGGGATCAAACGGAGGCGAAGCATAGTCGGTTGCCTGCGACTGCGACCGCTGATCCTGTTGCCGCTCCGGCTTCGGATTGGTTGGCCGATGATCCTGGCCGGAACCAGACTGCCGTTCCCCCTGGTCGTCCTTCGACCCAAGCATCTGCATCTGGTCGACGACAATCTCGGTGATGTATTTCTTGACGCCATCTCGATCGTCATAGGAGCGGGTCGTGATTTTACCCTCCAGATAAACCTGCTTCCCTTTATGCAAATACTTCCCGCAGATCTCCGCGAGCTGGCGCCAGGCGATGATGTTGTGCCATTCGACTTTCTCCTGCATCGCACCCTGTTTATCCTTGTACCGCTCCGACGTTGCCAGCGAAAACGTCGTGACGGCAACCCCTGCCGGGGTATACCTCAATTCCGGATCTTTGCCGAGATTACCAACGAGAATGACCTTATTAACGCCCATGGTGGTGCCTCCAAAAAGTGAAACGGATGAAACAACGGCCGGACAACCCGGCAGCAACAATCGAAGGCCGGAGACGTTGGGTCTCCGGCCTTCTCAATTGCTGTCGAATTAAATCAGGTTGGCTACGACATCGAAGACGTCCTGCACGGTCTTGATCGTTCCGGCCGTGTCGTCATGGATTTCGATATCAAACTCCTCCTCGATGCCCATGAGCGCCTCGACCCTGTCCAGGGAATCCATAGCCAGATCCTCCTCAAGTTTCGACTCGCTGGTGATTTCGTCTTCCTCGATCCCGGCATTTTCGGCCAGCACCCTTTTGATTCGTTCCTCGATCGACATTTTTAAATATTCCTCCAAAAGGAAAAGGCGGGGGAGAGACCCCCCGCGAGAATTAAGCCAGGACGCTGACATCCTTGACGTTGGCTCTCAGCCAGTCGTGGATGTTTTTGGCAGCAACGGTTTTCCACAGGCCGCCGTCGGCTTCGAACAGGGCGCACTCGGGCGTCCCGTCCTTGCCTTTGCGCATCCGGATTACCAGCGGACAGGGCGCCTGCTCGACTTCGATGAAGGTCCGATAGGGACGAAGGATCACCGGATTGGTGACTTTGACATTTGCCTTACGGACGACCCCGGTCTGCACCGTCACGCGCTGGGTGAAACCGTCGTCCTCGGTCTGAACCTCCATGCCGGCGGCCAGATTGCCGGCCAGAGCAAGCACCGCCTCCTGGTTTTCGTCGTGGACAAAGCGCGTCATCAGCGCGATACAGAACTCCTCCTGCGGCAGGTACTGCCCGAAAGGAAAGTCTTGATGCTGCGTTTTTGCCAGGGCGCAGGACCGGCGCTGTCTGAATTCGCCGGCAGCATGCGTCCCGAGAAGAACCGTGGTCGGGGAGAGGACAACCAGCATCAGGGTTTCCAGCGGGGGGAGGTCGGACTGATGATCGTTGATATAGGTGGCGAGACCCGTGAGAGTGTGGACCTCCACCGCCTCGGCCGTCGGATCGAGAACCGGCTTGAGCGATCCGGTGGCATAGGCGCGGCCTTCAACCGAAACGGTTTGGGGAACGGCCAGGCTCTGGAGATACTGCAGTGCTTCCTTGATCATGATTTAACCTCGCGAGTGGGGAATTTGGCCACAGAGGCCAGGGGAAGGGGAGACATATCCAGCGGAAGCTGCTGGGGATTATGTTCGAAGGCAACACAATCCCCATCCTTGCGCCCCAGGAAGATCTGGGTTTCAAAAGCTTCAGCCGGAGCCATCGTACTCGTCACGGCGACGGAGACGGCGCAAAAGGTGCGGTCACGGTCGGGCTTGAGTTTGATCTTGAGGGTAACCGTTCGGCCACCGGTGCCGGTATTGATGTCAGCGATGTTTTGCAACACCCGCTTAAGTTCATCATCAAACCGCTCGATAGCCGCCCCTCCGTGGACCGTTGCAAGGGACATCTCTTTTAAATTACTGCTGCTCATGTAACCTCCGTTGGATAATGACAGGCAAAAGGCCTGCAGAAAGGAAAAGATTCCGGAGCAAACTGGCGCCGGTTGATAAGGGCAACACGTCAGGCAAAAAAATAGCCCGAATTGAGGAGAACGATCACCGCCTCGACATCGATCCCCCGGCGCCGGTAAAGCTCCCATGAGAGTTGCCCGTAATCGTCATGACAGCGACGACAAAGGGGAACAGTGCGATAGTCCGAAACTTTCAAGGACGTCGCGCCGTGCCCCCTGCGCGGTTGGTGGTGCGGGTCGACCCCAGAACAGCCGCAAACCAGGCAGGCTTGGGAGCGAATATAGTCGAGATACAGCGCATCGCGTTCATAGGTATTGGTCATGGTTTTCGGACGATAGCACGGCGATTGCCGTTTTTCAAAGGGAAAACTTTTTGAAGAGAAAAAGCCTGTGCCTGCGCAATCCCAGTCCAGGATCCAACCGGCGAGAAAGAACAAAAAGAGCCAGGGGGTCGACCCGCAGCACGACGCCCAAGGCCCAGAGCTTGTCCCCGGAAATCTTTGCCGAGGCACCGCGAAAGTCCGTCTCCACCTGGGAAAGAAACCCGGACGAGATACCGAACGTTGCATGGGGCGCTCGCCGCGACAGGATCTCGACCTCGGACATCGTAATCCCAAGATCGTGTCGGCGGTTCCGGAGAAAAACCCCCAGGGGAACGGGGGGGACGTCCCAGACCAAAAACAGTTTTTCGCGAACCTCCCGGCTCAGAAGACGTTCACTTAAATCCGGCCGGGACAGAACGAAAAGGAGAAGAGGGTCGATCTCCATGGCCACACCCAGCGACCAGAGGGTGTCGATACTCACATGATCCGTCTCGATCTCTCCCGAGTCGCGCTCGATGCGGCTGAGATAGGAAGGGGAGACCGGACCGGAAATGTGAGACCGTTCGATTGCACGGCACAGCTCTCTGATCCCGATGTTGCTCTCCATGCGTCGTTCGGCCAGAACGTTTCCCAGATTCATCGTAGACCTCCTCTCTCGCCTGTTGCCCATACTACATATTCAACTAGAAACCGACCGCAAGTCAACATCTTGGCATAAAAAAGTTTCCAAAAACAAAAAGACTTTGACAAGGACAACAACGGAGGTTAAACTCACACCCGAATTAACCAGAAAGGAAACTACGTGACGAGCAAAGAACTTCAACAAGTTAAGGCCAATTTGATCGCCAGGGGGTACTCACTTGCGGGGTATGCCAGAAAAAATGGGTTTCACATCCTGACTTTCCGCATGTGGCTGCGAGGAACATGGGGCGGAAGTTGCAAGGGCAAGGTCAGCGCAAAATACGAGGCAGCCGTGATCGCCGACGGTTTCACCAAAACACCCACCGGGGGCTAAAAAAAATGACCTGTCCGCTCGACGACCCAGAGATGATTGCTGCTATTGCAGCCAAAGCCAAAAACAAGACCGCCGAGGAAACGGCAACCATCCGTGAAGATTTCCTTGAAACGCTCAACCCCAGGCAAAAACAACTCTGGATGACATTCGAAGAGACGATAGAAGATCAAATCGTCCGGACGCAGGAGTACACCATCAAGGCTCTCCGGTGCCCCATTTGCCCCACGACATCCTGTCCCGATAGGAAATAGACGACCATGGGAGACAAAACCGAGGACGCAACCCCTGCGCACGAAGCGTTGCCCATATCAAACCCCTTGGCGAACATCTCCTGTCTTTTTACCGAACGCAAATGGATGCGAGCCGCCAAGGCCTGGCGCTGCTCTTTCCTCCTCCCCGTCTCTTCCCTCTTGGCCGCCACACTGACCAGCCTCATCGAGGACAAGGTCCACCTGGAAATCAAGGGGCTCATCAACATGCAGATCGCCCCGGTTTTCGTCGTCGACGTTCCAAGCAAAGGGAAACGCTTCTCGCTGGTCCTTGAAACCTGCTATGAGCACCAGGCGACCTACGGACCCAAGCTGACCGCCCTCACCGACACCGACGTCATCATCACCCTGAGCAAATACACCGAAGAAGCCACGCCCCCTCCCAAACAAAACCACGACCCCCTCACCGCTCGAGAGATCCAAGGCCTTCACGTTGGATTCTTCCGCAGCGAGACCTTCTGGGAATATCTCGAACTCCTCGGAGCCGATCGCATTTGCTCCCAGGCAGAAGCAAAAGAAGCCTTCAAAAAACACATGGGCGTCGACAGCTGCTCGGATATCCCCCGGGCCGACTTCACCGCCTTCATCGCAGGATTCAATCTATCTCTGAAGGGGGAAGCATGAGCATAGTCCTCGTCGGCGACCCTCTTTCCCCGGAGCAGAGAGCCCGATACAACCGGATGCTTTTCGAGTTTGACCGGTACCCGAACTGTAGACATTTCGCTCCCCAGTGTCGCCGCGACGGTTCGACCGACTGCAAGGACTGCCGAGTCTGCCCCGTCTGCGAGGGGATGCTGCGTGTGGAAATCGAGAGCGAGAGCATCCGCACCGAAGTTACCCACCAGACCACCATCGCCTGCTGCGTCAACTGCGGGACCTACCTGGTGCGCCAGACCAAGGTTGTCCGCAATCTGGCCCGGGACGATAACGATCCCGACCTTCCGCCGGTCTGCGCGGTCACCGGATGCAAGCACCGGACCTGGTCCCGCCGTCGGATCGACGTCGAGGGGAGGGGATATCTGGTCTGCGATTGGCATAAGCGGCAACACCAAGGATGGGTCAGGCTGGGAGCAGACAAGGACCGGCCTCACCTTCGGGAAGACGGATACGGCCGGCTGGAACGGACACAGAAGACCACCGGAACAAAACGGTAAGCCCTGTACCGAGGAAGGGTGCTGCGGGGAAGTTGGGAGAGGTTCGCAGCGTGAAAGCCCGGGCCGAAAGGCCCGGGCGAATAGCAAAACAACGAAAGAAACCCATGTCAAAACCCATCCACGAAGCACAGGGAAAAAGACGGCCGATCGACATTACCCGCTATGTCAAATTCAGGATCAACCCGGGCCGGTTTGAAGCCGAAGACAGTCACGATTTTTTTTGCACCCTCTCCTGCCGGGTCACCGAGGCGCAATGCTACCTCTACCTGGCCAGCCGGGCCGACAGTTGCGTCAAATGCCTCCAGAAGCTCTCTCGGTTGAAGCACAAGATCGACAAGGGCGCCTTTTCCGACAGCAACGCCCCCATCATCGGATTCTACCTCACGGCGATGACTGGCCGGCCTGGGATTTCCGAGAAAGTGCAGCAGTTCAACCGGAAACGAGCCCAAGAGTTCAGGACAGCAAAAGCCCATACGCCGCCGAGATACAAAGACCAGGCCTACGCCAAGGCGACAAAGGCTATCGAAAAAGCGCTGGCACCGGAGAAGGTCATCCCGAAGCAGCCGATCGTCGAAGTTACCATCGATGAGCCACCTCAGAAGCTGCGCATCATCAAGAGAAAAAAAGCCGTATGGGTCGAGACCTGCAACGGCTGCCGGACAAAAAAGGAGATCGCAGCATGGGGGTTTTGCCAGGAATGCCTCGACAAGGGGAAATAGAAGCGCGGCGCTGCAGCAACTGCAACCGGCCTATCCACGACCCCGAATCGATCCGCATCGGGATGGGCAGCACCTGTCGCGCCAAGATCTTCGGAACCATTCACCGCCTGCGAGCCACAAACCCGGGGGTCAACCAGATGGCCTTTACCTTCGACGCCGGATTACATGAATACCAACGGGTCAGCACACAGCGAATCACGGCGATAATTCGGGCCCGGTTCCAATGGAATAGGGGCACAGGCAAAAACACAGGAGAGGACGATGCCGGACTATTCGAAGAGGACATACCTCCCGCCGATCTCGCGCAAGAAACAGGTCCCGAAGCTCTATGACGCATCCCCCGGACCTCCCCCGGGTCGGCGCCGCGAAACCACAACAAAGATCAAGGAGTAAAAGCATGGTTCTGATTTGGATGCTGTTCGCCGTGCAGATTCACACCCCGGTCCCCCTCCACACAACCCTGCCGTTCAAGGCGCCGGTGGCCATCGAGACAACGACATATCGCGTCCCCCGATGGGACTGGCCGACGAGGTCCAAAAAGCGCAAGCAGGGGAGAGAGATCCGATGACAGCATCGATCGAACAACTTCAGAAAGAAATCCAATACCTTCGGGAGATGCTACGAATCACCGAGGAAAGCCGAACCCACTCACTCAATTGCCAAAGCGAGCTGCAACTGATGCTGGATCAGGAACGCTGCGCCAACGGAAACAAAGACAGATCTATCCCCATGCCAAGGAGAACCACCATGGAAAAAAAGAGCGTCGTCGCAAAATTCAAGGTTAAAACCATCCAGAAACACGAGGTCACCCTTTCTGCCGTGACCAGCGGAGGACTGGAAAACAATGAGTTTTTCAAATACACCCCGTCGGGCACACTGACGATGCACATTGACAACCCCGACGCCCTGGCCGTCTTTGCCGAAGTTGGCCAGGAATTTTATCTCACCCTGACCCCGGCCGAGTAACACCGCAACCAAATGCCAACGTGATAATGGGAGTATTGGGCTAGGAAGGTCGGCGGCAGACTATCCCCGAGGAAAAACCGCTGCAAAGCTTGGTACTCCCGCTGGGGCCTATCATGGGTCACGAGGGCATCCTTTCCAATAAACAAGGAGAACAACGTGAATAAAAACACAAAAAACGGTCTGCAGACGACAGTAATGACCCTCTTCGTGATTTGTGTCCTCTTGGCATGTGTTTGGGGAATGGTCTGGGTAGCCAAAACGGTGAGCTACAAGGTTTTCTATGAAGCCAAGGTCCAGCAAACCGTCTCCGAGATGGTCAAGGCCGAAGCCCTCAACCCTTAATAAAATCAACAAGACGCCTCACCACCCGAAGGAGAACCAGGCATGCCCATCCGAGAGAAACCCGGAGCGCAAAAGAACAAGAACAAAGCGAAACCCAAGAGCCTCGAGGGGATGACCAACCCTCCCATGGAAACCCCGGGAGCAACGGCGATCAGCGACCTGCGGCCGGCCGGATACAACCCCCGGTCCATCAGCGCCGAGAAGCTCGAGATGCTCAAAAAGGCCATGGAGGAATTCGGGGACCTCGGTGGGGTCGTCTTCAACACCAAGACAGGGCGGCTGGTCGGCGGTCACCAGAGGGTCAAGAATCTGGAGAGCACCTGGCCGATCATCAAGGAAGCCCACACCGACAACGCAGGGACCACCGCGCTTGGGTACGTCGACACCCCCCACGGCCGCTGGACCTACCGGGAAGTCTGCTGGCCGGAGAGCAAAGAAAAGGCCGCCAATATCGCAGCCAATGCTCACGGAGGGGACTGGGACGAAGACCTCCTGACGCAACTCCTCGCCGAGCTTTACCAGTCCGGCGCCGACATGGACCTCACCGGGTTTGACCAGGCCGAACTCAACGCCATCCTTGGGATAGGGACCGGTGAGAAGCTCGGGCCGGAGGACAAGGATACGCCCCCCATGGAAAACCCCTGGGTCAAAAAGGGCGACCTCTGGCAATGCGGACCCCATCGGATCCTCTGCGGTGACAGCCTCAACCTCGCCGACGTCGACCGGCTCCTCGACAAAGGCAAAGCCGACATGGTCTGGGTCGATCCTCCGTACAACGTCGACTACGAAGGGACCGCCGGCAAGATCATGAACGACAAGATGACTCCGGCGCAGTTCTACGAATTTCTCCTCTCCATGTTCTCGGCCATGCACTACGCGCTCAAGCCCGGAGGTTGCTTCTACATCGCTCACGCCGAAGGCAACGGGACCGGAGACATCTTCCGGAGAGCGGTCAACGGCATTCCGGGCCTCATGATGAAGCAATGCCTCATCTGGGTCAAAAACAGCGCCGTTTTATGCCGCCAGGATTACAATTGGAAGCACGAGCCGATCCTTTACGGATGGAAGGAAGGGGCCGGACACTTCTTCAACCAGGATTTCACCCAGACCACCGTGATCGATGACGACGTCGATCTCTCACGCCTCGACAAGAAGGCCCTGCAGGCGATCATCACCGATTTGCGTAACGCGATCCCCACGAGCATCATCAGGGCGGACAAGCCCACCAAGAGCGATCTCCACCCGACCCAGAAGCCGGTCTACCTCGTCGGCAAGAACATCGTTGCCAGCAGCGAACCCGACCAGGTCGTTCTCGATCTCTGCGGGGGAAGCGGGACAACGATGATCGCCAGCCGCAAGCACGGTCGTCGCGCCCGGCTCATGGAGCTCGACCCCCGCTTCGCCCAGGCGATCATCTGCCGCTACATGGACTACTGCGGAGAAGAACCCGAACTGATCCATCCCGACGGAGCAAGACAACCGCTCTCGGCAGTGGAAAGGGAGCGCAGGGGGAGCAAGGCATGACCGGGAGTAAAGACGAAGTGGAAGAGTACGAGAATATTACGAACGTCAGAAAATTCTTTGCCGGGGCAGACAAAACCTTTGCACAGATGATCGGGCGATACCTATTTGGCCCCAGAAGGGAGCAAACAGTGGACAAACAAAGAAGGCTTTTCATCGGGGGGCCAGCCGACGGGAAATGGCTCGAGGTGGAAGAGGGAGAAGGTCGATACCACCAGATAGGCGAGCACCTATCCAAACCGAAGCCCAGCGACACCTTCGAAGTCTTCACCTACCGGCCATTCCAGATCGACCAAACACAAATAACAGTCATGGTTGAAATCCACACCCCAGATCGGCAGGTCCTCATCACCCTCGTCGACGGTTACCGCAAAGACAGAACATGACCCTCGGACACCGCTGCCACCACTGCCATGCTCCAGCTACCAAGCTCTGCGACTTCGTCCTCGGGTTCGCAACCGACCAGGACACCATCGGACTCGAAGACGAGATGATCACCTGCAGCCGCCCTCTCTGCAACGAGTGCGCAAGGGAAGTGGGATGGACGAGTCTCGGCGGAGGGGACAGCATCGACCTCTGCCGAGACCATGCCGACAGGCCTGAAAGGATCGGTCCGGCGCCCCTGGCGCAGCTGCTCGCGGCCAAGCGCAGGCTGCAAATTCGGATCGTTTAAGCAACAACCGGACAAAATAGTTGATATATGCAACAATTCCGTGTAAAGATTACGCAAGATTACTTGATCGCCACGGGAGAAACACCATGAACCTCAACCTATCCATGCCGCCGCAGTTCGTCGACAAACTCAAAGCCGAAGCAAAACGCACCGGCATGAACAACTCCGAGATCGTCCGCCGCGCAGTGGATGAGTATTTAGAGCGGCGCGAACAACGCATGGCAGAGAAGTAGCCATGGGATACAAAAACCATCAATGGGAAACCTGGAGAAAGGAATCTAGATGAGCGAGGGAGCCATGCAGCCACACCAGCAACGCGTAGTCGACGAGAAGGCAGAACTCGACAAGAAGGCCCATGCCCTGAGCGACTTCATCGGTAACAACCCGAAGTTCGATGGGATCGACCCCGCCGAGCAGGAGAGGCTGAAAGAACAATGTGAAATTATGTGGGAATACTCCGAGATTCTCGGGAAGCGAATTGCTGCATTCTGACCGACAGGAGACCGGCAACAAAGGAAGGCCTGACATGGCATTTATTCAGAGAGGAAAAACCCCATGAGCGACCTGTACCCGCTTCCGGATGAATTGGCCGCCGCTCCCAGGAGAGTCGCCGTCATTGGCGCCGAACGCAGCAGCCGGATAGATATCTACAGGATGCTGGCGATGATGGGAGGGATTACGGCCTCTCACGGAAACCGTCCTTTGTACCGCGCACCCAGGGCACCAAAGATAATGACCATTCACGATCACACTCGCCTCGACAAGGCAGAAGCCAAAAGAGAGCGCAAGCGCATCAACAACATCGAGCGCGAACTCTGGCAATCGGAGCGCAGATAAGAAAGGACCATGGCATGACCGAGCCAGCAAAACCCAGGAAGAAGATGGGGAGGCCGACGACCTTCGATCCTGACAAGGCAAAGAACGTGATCACCATGATCTTGGCGGGGAATTACATCGAGACGGCCGCTGCCGCCGCCGGGGTTGCCAAGTCCACGCTCTACGATTGGCTCAAGTACGGCGCGGCCCAGAAGTCGGGTAAATACAAGGACTTTTCGGACGCAGTATATGAAGCTGTCGCAAAAGCCGAGGCCATCGACGTCACCCACGTCGGAACTGCGGCCCGATCCGGCGACTGGAGAGCTGCAGCCTGGCGCCTCGAACGACGCAATTCGAAGCGATGGGGCCGCAAGGAACACATCACGATCGGCGACGTCAAGATGGAAGAACTGAGCACCGAGGAGCTGGAAGCCATTGTCGCTGCCGCCAGAAATAATCAGGACGCTCCAGACTGACCCGGTCGCCATCCGGGCGGCCATGGCGGAACTCGAACTGCGCAAGAGGGGCATTCGGGAGCGAAAGGTTCAGCGTCCGGCAATCGCCTGCAACGTGCCGGACAACCTCTTCGACTTCATCGAGAGCATCCGGCCGACACTCAAGGTCGACAACGAGCCCTTCACCTGGGTCGGCCACGAATACCTGATCGAGCCCTACAAGGCGATGCGGGTCACCGGGGATCACAACCTCGAAGGGTTTTCCATGGTGCTGATGTGCGGAGCGCAGGTCGGCAAGACGATCTTCGGATTTCTCTGCCTGGTCTGGCTGGCGCTGCGGTTCTGGGGTAAGTATTTCGGCTATTTCCTCCCGGACCAGGCGATGGCCATGATCTTCTCCGACGTCCGGTTCAAGCCGACGGTGCGCTCCATCCCCGAGATCCGGCCGCTCTGGGGGGAAAACCCGGGAGCCGACGACGGCGACAAGCGCAAGACCGACCAGAAGCGAGTGCGCTCCATCGGCCCGTCGCAAATCTTCTTCAGCTACATGCAGGGCGCCACGTCGACAGAGTCGATCCCGATGCTCGGAGTCGTTTTCGACGAGGTCCGCAAGATGTTCGAAGGGGATATCGAGCGAGCCGAGGAGCGCATCAGTCACAGCTCCTACCCGATCAATTTTAAATACTCGACGGCCGGATATCCCGACGCCAATATCGACAAATACTTCAAGGCCTCCGACCAACGGAAGTTCCACAGCTTTTGCGGCTGCAGCGACGGGGTCGTGCTGGCCGACGTCTTCCCCGACTGCATCGGCACCTCCGCCGGGAAAATCGTCTATATCTGCCCGTCCTGCAACACGATCATCGACACCCCGAGGAACGGCATCTGGCTCACCCATGCACCAGAGAGCAAGGTTGTCGGGTACCACATTCCGCAAACCCTCTCCTGCCGGCAAACCCCAGAGAAGATCCTGACCGCCTTCGAGACGGCCAGCGACCTGCAGGAGTTTTACAACTCGAAGCTCGGCATCGCCTACCTGGCTCCGGAGTCGCGCATCGTCAGCACCGAGATTCTCAAGGCCACGGTCAACCCGGAACTCAAATGGCTCACCAAGGGCGTCAACTGCGCCATGGGCGTCGACCAGATGGGCGGCTTCAACGTCATCACCATCCGCACCTGGGGGACCAAGACCCTCTCGAGCAACTACAAGTCGCGCCTGGTCCATATCGAATTTGCCTATTCCGACGATCCATGGGAGCGCTGCCACGAACTCATGGGGCAATACGACGTCAGCATCTGCGTCGTCGATGCCCTGCCGAACATCAACGAGGCGCGGCGCTTCGCCAAGGCCTGGCCGGGAAGGGTCTGGCTGGCCGACTACAGCTACGAGTCGAAAGGCGACGGGGATATCTGCGAATGGGGCGACCGCCCGAGGCTCACCGACAGCGAGCGGAAGTCCTCGGACGAGATCCGCAACAAATACACCGTTCGCATCAGCCGGTACCAGGGGATCGAATGGAACCTCATGAAGTACGTCCACCGCCTCAAAGAGCAGCCGGACGAGCGCACCCTGGAGGCGACGATCCAGGATAGCCTCAAGAAGCCGAAGGTCGTCAAACTCTGCGAAGAGGTTTTCTGGGTTCACCTGCAGAAGGTCGCCCGGCGCAAGGTCGTCGTCGACGAAGCCCAGGGGAAGTACAAGATGATCTTCGAGAATATCGGTCTTGACCCCCACTGCCTCCACGCCGACCTCTATTGCGAGTTGGCGCTCTCCCGGGTCAACCCCGATCCGACGACCAAAGCCTTTGGCGACTACGGCGCCGCCGCCAAGGCCAAGGAAAAAAAGGGCGACCACGAATGGGTCCAGGTCGGCACCGGGCCGGTCTTCCAGTGCGCCGGATGCGGTATAGCGGTCAAAGTGAAAGCGGAAGAAACGCCACATGCGGTGGCCGAAAAACAAGGATGGAAGGAGTGTACAGCATGAACGTCTTGAGAGGAAACCGGGTTCTGATCCAAAGGGGGCCATGGGGATACGCTCTCCAGGTTGCGATCGTCGACTACGAAAGCAGAGCCTGCGCAGCCCCAATCGTCATGGAGGCATTGCGCGAAGGTGCAGCCATCACTCCGGCATTTAATATCGATAAGACGCAGGCGCAGCACGTCATGGACCAGCTCTGGGAATGTGGACTCCGCCCCTCGGAGGGTACCGGAAGCGCCGGGTCTCTCAAGGCTACAGAGCGCCACCTGGAAGACATGCGGCGCCTGGTGTTCGACGACAGACCGACCATCAAGGGAGTTACAAAATGAAATGCTTCCTCTGCGGAGAGACGGCAAAGAAGGTGAAAAACGGAGCAGCCATGGACCCCTGCGGCAAAGGGGATGCCAAACTCTACCGATGCATACCCTGCGACGCCGAATGGTTCGTCGACCCACCACCGAAGAAAGGGAAAAAAGCATGAGCGCAGAAGGCAAGCTCAAAGCCGCAGCCGAAGCGGCCGGGATGACCGAGGAGGAATTCGACCTCGCACTGGAACGGCACAAAGACAATTTCCGCCGGCTGCAGCTCTGCGGAGCGCACCAGTTCGTCGACGCGACACCGGAGCGCCAGGCTGACAAGAAGTTCCGCTGCGCCGTCTGCCAGGGAGTCGTCTCCGCCGAAGCGGCTTTCTGGTACAACGAAGGCATCCGGCACGGTCTCACCCTTAAAATGTCGATGAATTAAACCGCTATCAGGAGGCAATCATGGCAAAAGAGACTAAGAAACTGACCTGGCAAGATCTCGCCAACCCCGGCTGCCGCAAATGTCTCGGCAAGGGGGTTCTCGGTAGCACTACCAGCATCGCCTCCGGTGTCCCGGTCAAAAAACCGTTCGCCTGCGGCTGCGCCATCAAGAACTACGTAAAACTGCGGGAACGGGCGCAGCAGATCGCCGCGCAGCAGGAACTGGCCCGGCTCAACCGCCCCTGGTGGCGCCGTCTCTTCGCCTGGATGACCTTTGAAGGATGGAGGCTGCGCCATGGGTAAATCAGTCGCCAGCACCGTCGTCCAGATCTCATTCCGCGCCGGGATCGCACCCAAGGACCTGAGCCGCCTCGAGGACATCCTGACCGACGTCCTCGAGGCGCTGGTTCACGCCGACGCCAAGCATCCCCCCATGGACGGCATCGACGAAGGCTTCGGCACCCTCGAATGCGAGGTCGTCGAACTGCACCGGGAGTTGAGACGGCGCAACCCCAGCGATGCCGACACCCGCAAGGAAAACCTCCAGGCCTCCGCCATGACGCTCAAGATGCTGCGGGACTGCTACGACGAGGAAGGGAAGGTGGTTCGATGAAAGAAAAAAACTCCACAGAAGGGCCCGGCATGGTTTTAACAGCGGTGACAAAGACTCTCGCCCAGGAAATCCTGGATCAGAACCGATGCGTTTTGCAGATGAATCAACACCTTTTGCTCCAAGCCGACTCTTTGAGAATAGGGGCAATACCCAAAGAGGACATCGCCAAACTCAAAGAGATGATGCGAGACATCAACGAGACACCCCAGGGAGTCTCCGTCGACGAGCTGGCAAGGGCCCTCTTGAGTTGGGACGGTGACGAAGCGAAAAACTGGTTCAGAATCAGTGTGGCCGATGCCCACAACCTTCGCCGCCAGGCCGAATATCTTTTCGCCAGATTCGATATCACCCGGAAGCCGCAAGCGGAAAACCAGGAGACAAGAGGATGAGCATGAAGAAGGTCTACTCCTGCAATATCTGCCTCGAGGCCACTACCACGGATAACGCCGTCGGTGTCCGGTTCACGCACGGCAAGAACTTCGATATTTCGCCGGCTGCAGCAACAGACGGAACACACATCTGCCTTCCCTGCGCTCGCAAGCTGCGTGACAAGCTCGCCATCGTCGATTTAGGGGAGGCATAACCATGGCCTGGGAATTCTGTCCTGAGAGCAAGTGCCGGCCGAATGCCACCGCTCGCTGCGGGACAGGATGCCCCAGGGTGACAAAGCCACCGGCCGTCCAGGTCCAGTGCAACGACAGCAAGATGGTCGTCGCCATGCGCTATCTCAATCGTACCGGAACCTGGCCCGATGCCGACCTGGAAGAAAGCACGTTCTGATGCCCGTCGCCATCGACAGCAAGAAGCTCGGCCGGATCATTTGGGTCGCCGAAAGCGTAGAAGCAGCAAGAGACCTCTACCGCGAAGGCATCCGGGACCCGATTTTCTACCATCACGAAATCGCCCTTCTCGGGGAAGCCTGCGACCAAGCCCTCCACCACATCACCCAGTTCAAAGACGTCTTCCCGGGCAGCATCGTGACGGCCACCGGCCCCGCTACCGCCGCCGCCATCATTACCCCCCTGCCACCCCCACCAAGTCGGCCGCGCAAAAAGTTTGCCAAGGGCAACAGGAATCAGGATAATTGACGGCATGAGAAAAGACGCGTTCAAGTCGCTCGGCGACCACATGAAAGAGACCCCCGGCGGACTGCTCGTCACGGAGCAATCCTACGAGGCCCTCGTCAAGGCAGAGGCTCAAAAAGAGGTCCGCAAAATACTGACCAGCGAGGAGGAGAAGAGGGGATCGCTCTTTTCTCGAAATCTTGCGCACAACATGGGTCAGTACGGCGCCCGGGAAAAGCCCCAGGGCACCCCGAACTTCCGGACCCTCTATGCTGCAGCCAAACACTCCTTCGTCGACGCGATCCTGATCCGAACCAGGATCGACCAGATGAAGCGTATCTGGCAGCGGACTTTTACCGACGACAAGATCGGGTTTCGGGTCGTCCATGAGCGGCACGAGGACGACAGCTACAAGGTCACCAAGGGGGACGACACCCGCTGCCGGGAGATGGAAGACCTGCTGATCGACCCGTCGCCGGAGAGATTCACGCAGTACTACCCCCACCGGGTCCGGCCGCACACCCGCATGAAGGACCTCGCCTCGGTGTTGGCCAAGGCCGAACTGGTCATTGACCGCAAGGTCATTCGCCGCATTCGCCGCGCCGACGGCCAGGGATACGCCGCCTTCCACTGGCTACCAGGGGAGACGATCCTCAACGCTGACGAGGCCATGCGCGACTGGGCCGCCAAAAACGAGGTCAACAAGCGGGTCACCAGCTACACCGCCATGAAGATGAGCGAACACTCGGGAATCGACATCACGGAATCGGCCTACGTCCAGGTGATCGACGGGATGCTCGTTGAATCCTTCAAAGCCGACGAAATCAGCATCCATATCTCCAACCCCTCCGACGAAATCAACCAGTTCGGTTACGGGACCAGCCGCCTCGAACTCTCCCTCGAAGTCACCGCCGTGCTCATGCATGCCTGGAACTTCAACAAGGAGATGTTCAACACCAACTATCCCGAGTCGATCCTTTCAATCTCCGGCGACTTCGACAAGGAAGGCCTGCAGGCCTTCAAGCAGCAGATGCTCGGCGAGACCCACGGCTCCGGAAACTATTGGCGCCTCCCGATCATCCCCTCCTCCGGAAAAGACGACTTCAAGATCGAAGCGCACAAACTCCGGGACACGCCGAAGGACATGCTCTTCGACCAATTCATCCGACTCCTCCTCATGTTCAAGAGCGCGGCCTACGGCTCCCACCCGAGCCAGCTCAACCTCGCCATCGACTCCGGGGGAGGAAGTGGGTCGCTCTTCGGCAGCAGCCAGGCCGAAGAAATCGAGCTATCGAAGGAGCAGGGCCTGATCCCCATGCTCGACGATATGTGCGAATGGCTCACCGACGCCGTCGTCAAGCCGCGTTACAGCGACCTCAAGGTCATCATCGTCGGCATGGAGAAGGAAGACAAAAAAGCCGCCGTCGATATCCGCTCGACCCGTGGATCGAAATGGTTGACGAAGAACGAATGCCGCCTCGAGGAGGGCCGGTCGCCGATCGGCTTCTGGGTCGAGCCGGAGCAGATCAAAAACCTCTCCGAGGCCGACAAGAAGCTGTACGACACCAACCCCTGGAACTACCCTTCCGACGTTCCCATCGCCAACTACATCAACACCTTCCAGATGGCTGACCAAGGCGAAGAGGATCCGGGCGGCCAGGATGATGACGGCCAGGATGATGACGGCCAGGATGATGACGGCCAGGATGACGCACCTCCGAACGATGAGGAGGCCGACAATTACTACCAGGGGAAACCCCCTGGAGCCGATATCGCCAAAGCTCGAACCGAACGCACCGAACGATTCCTTGAAATAACCTTTGGAGACGAAAAATGACGACCGACGATCTTGCCAAGGCCATTGCGACGTCCGAGACGATGCTCAAGAGCCACGTCAAGCAGCATACCCGCAAGACGGCATCCGGCGCCGTCATTCAGGTCAAAGAGCATGACGATAGCCGCAGCAAGAAAACAAAAGCCTCCGGCCATCCGCACCCGTACCACGCTTACGCTGGTGACCTCGCCGAAGCGGCAAAAGGGGAACACCGGGAATACGAAGACAACAGCGAAGCCTGGCACGTCGCAGCAGGAATGCGCGAAGCCGCCAAGGACATGAAGAACAAAGACCACGCCGGCCTCAAGGCAACCCTCGCTGATGCCTACGACAACTACACCAAAGAAAAGATCATCCAGCACATCCATCCCGATCACTGGGAGGGGCTTGGCATCGAAGCAATCGATAAGAAGAGGTCGGTTCGAGATTTCGAGGCGAAACACAGCAAGAACGTCGAAGCCTACGTCGAGAAGTTCGGCGACAAAATGAAGGGTACCGACAGGATGGAGGTTGGCGACTGGGTCGAGGGCATCGGCCAGGCCGCCACCAAGGAAGAAAAAGCAGAAATCAGCCGCCGCATCATGGCGAAATACTACAAACCCGCCAAGAAATCCATGGCGGATAGCCTCGGAGACGCGATCAGCCGTTCCGAAACTCTGATCAAAGCCCACGTCAAGGCTTCGCAGCGCAAGACCGCTTCCGGCGCCGTCGTCCAGGTGAAAGAACACGACGACAGCCGCAGTCCGTCACATCGTCACGGCCGGAAACTTCTGGCTGAGAATGCAGCGCATTCGGTCGGCGGAATGGGGCAGCATGACGACGGGTCCGGAGTCTCCACGGCACTAGCGCCTCACAGTCCCGGCGATGAAGAAAAACACGTCGCGGCCTTCAGGGAGCACATGGAGTCCAACGGGTTCAAGCCCAGAAAAGATGTGACGGAAATCGACAGCAAAGAAGGGGACCTGCATTACAAGCACCCCAATGGAGCACAGGCGAGCATCCTGACGAGAAATTGGATCGGCAAAAAGGGGTCGAAACAAAAGAGGGTGTCCCTTGAAATTCACTCCGGTGTGAAAGACGATCAAAACACCCCATGGAACAAAACGGAAAAATCTCAACTCGACAGCGCCATCACCCGTTCCGAAACCCTTCTCAAGGCCCACGTCAAAGCCTCCCAGCGCAAGACCGCCTCCGGTGCCGTCGTCCAGGTCAAAGAACACGAAGACGGCCGCAAGGCTGCAGCCGCCAGCCAGGCCGCCAATCAGCATCACAGCAAGGCAGACTTCGACAGCCCCGATGACATGAACCGCGCCGCCAAGCTGCACACTGAAGCCGCCATGAAACACATCCAGGCGTTTCACAGCGGACGGGGCGCCGGGGACGAAGAAGCCAGCAACCACTACTACAAAGCCTCGGGTCACCTCGGCAGCGCCCACGCCACCCGGACGTTCATCAAGGGACACGAGGTCGAAGCCGCCAAGGAAGCATCGAAGACGGCAGAGACCCTCTCCAAGGTGGCCAACAAGCATCAGGTCGAGCACACCGCCGCAAACCTCGACGTTGGGGCCTCGACGCACCTCCTGGCGATGGAGCAGCACCAACGCGCCAGGGACGCTCACGAGAAGGCCGCCAACGCCAAGTACGGAGACACGGCCGCCATGGCCGAACACGAAAAACAGGCGCAGAAGCACAACGCCGCCGCCACGGAGCACGGCAAGAAGGTCCAGGAGATCGCCGGTGTCACCATCAAGGCGACCGCCAAGGCCAGGACCCTCGGGGAACACGCCAAGACGGCTGAGGAGCACATCGCGGCCTCCCAGGCCCACAGCGAAGCCGCCAAGCTCAACTATGACAGCGAGGGCCGCGCCGAGCATGAGAAAATGGCGAAGTTTCATGCCGGCAAGGCCGGCAAAGATGAATCGGCCGCAGGGGAAAAGAGAAAAACCGACAGCGATACCCAAACGGTCAAGACCCGAGGCGGATTCTCTCGCACCGTCCCCAAAAAGAAATAACCCATGGCCGACGGCAAGGATCAAATCGACATGGCCAATGAGGTCGCTGAAATCCACCGCGACCTCGCCCTGCAACAGAGGCGCCCCGAGGGCCCCCAGGAAACAGGGGTCTGCCTCGCCTGCGAGGAACCCGTCGCCACCGGCCGTCGCTGGTGCGACGCATCATGCCGCGATCAATGGCAAAAGGATCAACGATGAAGCTATCCCTCCGACACAACCTCACCGATGACGAACTCACCAAGGCTCTTAGCGGCCTGGTTGAGTCCGCCGGCATCGGGGAGGAACTCGTCAAGGCACTGACCAAGGCCGCATGCAGTTGCGAGTCGCCGAAGGAACCGAAGGACAAGGCCATGGTGCCGCTCTTTCAGCTCTTCCGCGACGAATACCGCAAGGCCGTGCTGGATATCCGTCGGGGGATCAGCCGGATCACCGCAACCCAGGCGATGGAGAAGGCTACCGCCCCCTCCAAGCCGCTGACCAAGGACCAGGTGCGCCGGATACAGCAGGCGATCCGCGACCGCTTCGAACTGATCGCCGCCCAGATGCAGGACGACTTCGAACCGGCTCCCGAGATCCTTCTCCGCTGGCAGCAGGAAGGCCTGATCAGCCGCGACATTCTCCCGGCTGACTTTGCAGCCACGGTAGCGCCGGAGCAGCGCCTGATCCGAAACGCCTTCGTCTTCGGCCGGCTTCACCAGGCCCTCGAAGTCGGCCGGTCCTACGAGGAGGTGCTGCAGCTCGCCCTCGGCATGCCCCTCAAGGCGCCCGACCTTCACGCGATTGCCATTGCCGAGCAGCAGACCGCCAACTACATCACCGCGCTCGGAGACGACCTGGCCAAGGACGCCGGCGGCATCTTCGCCCGGTTCAACCGCCAGATGGTGCAGCAGATGGCGATCGACTATCATGGCCAGCGCCTGACCGCCCGGGTTCTCGACGAGCAGGCCAAGCGGGACCTCGGCATGCCGATCCCGAAGAAGATCGTCGATACCTGGCAGGGGTTCAAGTCGGAACTCCACCATGCCATGGACGACAAGAGCCGGGACTGGGACCGGGTCGCCTTCTACGAACTCCACGACGTCAAGAGCCAGGGCCAGGCGATGCAGATCATGGAGGAGTTGGGGCCGAAGAAGATGGTCTACAAAATGCCGCTGCCGACGGCCTGCCCTCAATGCAAGCACCTCTACCTCGACGAAGACGGCACCCCGCGCCTCTTCCCGGTCGATCAGATGGCAACATGGGGGAACAACGTCGGTCGCAAGCCGCACCCGGTCAAGGGGGGGAAGGTCGTCCCGGGGGGGAGAGGGGACGGCGCCGAAACCCTCAAGCCGGTCACCGGCCAGATCCACCCCTGGTGCAGCTGCCTCGGGCCCTACCCCTACACCGGGTTCGAACCCTGGGCGGAGCAGAAACGGCAGGGACCAGCCGGGCGACCGGAACTGGCCAAGGCGCACATCCGCAGCTACACCCGGGCCGACGGTACCCGGGTCCAGGAGCATGATGACAGCCGCAAAGGGAAAAGACTCTGGGAACTGGAGAACGGAGACCACGCAATAAAGAGCCCCTTGAAGGTTTTCGGAGGACACCTCGATCACTCCTCTCGGCAAGCATCCCTCGACGCCGAAATAGAAAATCGCATGGCCCTGATAGACCTATTCGGGCCCAAAGGAAAAGTGCTCGCCGGGATAGAGACGGTTCGCATCAAGGACCTACACTCGCTTCAAACAACTCTCAGCGAAAATAAGGTGCGACAGCGAGCAAAAGATTTCGACGAAGAGAAATCTGCCGAAAACCATCCCGTGGTATTTCGTTTGTCCGATGGAACGCTGGTCCTTAAGGACGGGAATCATCGAGCGGTCGGAGCCATGCTCGCCGGCAAGACCCACCTTACCGCCAGGGTGTTTGATCTACCACAATCGGAAAAAGACGAAGTCCTCAAGGCCGCTCCCTCGAAAATACCGATCGGAACGTACCTGATCAAGAAAAGCCATATCAGGCAGTACACCCGCCGCGACGGAACGATCGTGAAGGAACACGAGGACAATCGCAGCGAACACTTCCATGCCGGATACGAACGGGCCAAGCACCACGGCAAAAGCAAAGGCAGCGCCACCGAGCAGGAAGCCTATCGCAAACACCTTCGCAAGAAGGGCGCCGTCCCCACCTCGGCTCGCGAGGACTTCCGCCAGGGATACGAAAAGAGGTTGGCCGAGCAAGCTCCGTCAAAGGAAACATCACCAGTCTTCTCGGGACCGAAACCGGACCTCAACTATGATCCCACCCGGGAGCAGATAGAAAGGCAGCGCAGGCGCAACATTACCGGCGACCCCAGCATCAAGATCAAACTCAAGACCATGGCGATTGCCGACCTCACCCCGACACAAGAGGGAGAAGATCGCCACAACGAAAGTTCGGCAGAAACCGCCAGGATCCATCGGGAGTGGAATGCCGGGAGAATGAAGGAATCCGACATCGATTACATTGGCGACTTTATGCCGATCGTCGTCGACGAAAAAGGAACCATCATTGACGGCAATCACAGATATGCGGCACACGAATCAAACGGTTGGAAAAACATCCGCGTGATGCAGGTCGCCGGAACATGGGAGCACGACAAAAAGACCGGATGGCACCAGGTCAAGAGAAAGGAGGCACCATCATGAAGCGGATCCTGCTCTAACATTGCAATGCAGAACGCAGACGCAAAAAGGCCCGAGGCGAAATGCCCCGGGCCTTTTTTTATTTTTCCTTCGTGGATCGGCCATCGTGAGAGACGCACGTCGGACAGCGCGTCTCCGGATTGCCAAAATTAACAATGAACGGTTGCCGGCAATGGGTGTATGCGCAGAAAAGCTGAACAGGCTTCGGCTGTTCGATCGTGGTGATCGCACCGGCATTGCCGCAGACCCAAACCCCGTTGACCAGGCGGATCAAGGCACCCGCCCGGTGACCGTCACGATACCCGCCGATGATCTCGGCACCGGAAGGAAGGGGGCGAGGACCCCAGTAGCTCCGAGCCATGGCAAAGAAGGCCGGATCCAGCAGATACCCGACCTGATCAGTGAACGAAACACCGAAATACTTCATGGGTCACCACCCTTCCGTAATGTCAATGCGAGACCGCATGGTGACCGAACTGTTCCCGCCGCCGGACCGGGCGGAAACCGGGCGGAAAACCTGACCGTAGAAAAAACCGAGGCCGGAATCAGGAAGCCAGAAACACTCCCTGCCGAACATCTTTCGAATGGCAACAGGAACCGCGTCCCGTGCCGTGACCGGGAGGCCCCCCGGATTGGAGTCGCGAAGCAAAACCCGGACAGTTTTATCAACGGCCGAATCGGAACTGGAACACTCATGGAGCCTTACCGTGAAACGCGGCATCTGGCACCTCCGGGTAAAGGGGGGGGAAAGAATCAAACAAGCGAGATCTTGAGAATGTTTTTTGCGCCGCAAGACGGGCAGGACCGAGTGTATTTGCCGTGGTCCTTTTCGCGGATACCCACCGGCTTCAATGGCGCATCAATTTTGATCTGATACAGGAACCCGCAATCGTAGCAGATGATTTCAATCGTCATGGGATGCCTCCAGGTCGACAACCGCGCCAACCCGGTTGTCCCGACCGAGAATCAGATAGCGGCCATGCTGGAACCAGAGTCCCCAGCCGTCCGCCGCTGCCGCCTCTTGGCTTTCGTAAATCGTATGAATCTTGAACGACCCTCTCGGTGTTTCGATTTTCAGTTCGCAGGCTTTCATGGTCTACCTCCAAGGCAATAGGAACAAGCGCGGGGGAGGAAGCCTCCCCCTTCAATAAAGAAAAGATTCCCCCGCAAACTGGCGCCTACCCCACAGATCGACCGGCCCGAACAAGGTCCGTCAGCCGCTCGGCCAAAGACAGGATCTCCTGCAGCTCTCCGGAATCCAACCTCTCCCGCAATTCCTCCGTCGCCCGAATCAGTTCCATGTGGGTCTGCAGGAGCTTCCGTGCCTCCCGGATCGGGGAGACAATCCATGACTGATGATGCAGCCGAGTGATCTGCCGCACGTAGGCGGTGGGATGCAGCACGTCACCGACGCGCCCGGTGTCGTCGCGGCCGCCGAGGTGGACCGATTTAACCTCGATGCGATCATTGGGGAAGCCGAAGCTGGCGGTCTCCATGAGGGCCGATTTTTCGGCGTTCTCCAGAAGTTGAATGATGCGATCCAGAATATTCATGATTTTTCCCTTCAAATTAAGATGAACAACCTAGCGAACCCCGTTCCACCGCTTCATCACGGTGCGATGCCACCAGGCAAAGATCGAATCCTCTGGAACGAACTCGGCGCGAGACCCCGGCTCCTGGAAGACCACGGCGCCATGGAAAACGCTGGTGATAAACGACCAGCCGTTGGAACAATAATACTGAATGAATGCCTGGTCCCCCTCGCCGGCCGGATTGGCCGCACAGGCAAAGACACCGACCACTTCAACGGAATAGGCTTCGCCGACCTCGACACGCGACACCCGGGGACCGTCCTCGCCGGCGAAGGTCCGTTCGCCGAGAACCGCGCCGGAACTCTCACCTGGAATCAGGAGAAGCAGGATCCAGATGAGCAGCGCCAGAAACAGAAACAGAAGAGATGCAAGGATACGAGAAAAACCGCGAAGAAACTTAACCATGATGACCTCCCGAGACGGTAATCTCCGCCTCATTCTTGTAGCATTTCAGATAGACCGCAGGCCCATGAATCGTACAGTTCAAGAACCCCCAGTCCGGCATCACCTCGACATCGACGATCTGCGGCAGATTGCGAACGGCCTTCTCGAAGACCGAAGGTGAGAACAAAGGGCACCGATGCCCCCCCGCTCGGCGGATCATGTTCATGGCCTCGGCCTTCACCTTCGCCCGGTCCATGGAAAAGACCGTGGTGTCAATATCCCCAAAGGAGAGAGAGACGAGGCCGCCGCGATCCTGCCGGTCTTCGAAGGCGCCACTATCGCCCCCGGGGAACAAGCCGTGCCGCCGGTTATAGAAGACCTCCCATCCCTCGCGGTGATACATCTCGTGCTGGCGCCCCTGGGCCGCGATGCAGCCGAAGATCGAATGACAACGGCAGCCGGCATGCGCCACCAGGGGAAACTCCACGGCGCCGTCGGTGAGCTGCCGGGCGAAGCAGGACCAGAACGAAGGGCTCGAAAAGAACGACTCCCCATCGGTGGTATGCTCAACCAGCGGCTGCCGGCCGGGGATCGACTGATAGACCATCCGATAAAGCTCGGCCAGGTCGGGGACATGAGGCCGGTCGAAGAGCGCGACATGGTAGCGCACGGTTCCGGCGAACTGCAGGGTGTACCGAGGGGCCCGTTTCGCCTGGCTGACAGCAGCAGCGAACTCGGGAGTCAGGGCCATGGCCGGGAAGCGAATGCCGAAGGGGAACTTCTCCCCGACGACGATGGGGACCTGGCAGCCGCAATGGCTGCAGAAGTTCCCCTCCTTTTTCACGACAGCAGAACAGGATGGACAGAGCATGGGTCAGGTTCCTTCAACGGAAGAGGAGAGGGGCCCTGGGCATCATAGACATTGATCGCCCAGGAGAGGGCATAGCAGCACCACTTGAAACGAAAAACATACTCCCGAAAATCATTTTCCCAAAAGTCGGGAAAAAGCCGCTCGTCATTGAATTCACGCACCCGCTGACGGGCCAGATCTTCGCTTTCGTCTTCGAACGAAAGGATCTCGTCCATGACCCGCTCCCGAATGTCGTCCGAAACCTCGGCCTCATCCATGTATTCAAGAACACAGGCGTGAAATCGACTCTGGCTGAATTTGAGGACGCCACCAGGTTCCGATGCCTCCAGCTTTTCAGCCCAATATCCGAGATTGACATAAAGAGAATTGCCAGCGGAACGACGGCAACTCTCGGGCGTCCTGAAGAACTGGAACATATCGGTCAGGCGAGAAAAGACGTAGGTTCCCATGTCGCCCGTATAACAGAGGTACCCGGGCCAGGTGATCAGGTCGAAGTACATATCGGAGGAATCGGGCTTACGGAAACGGAGATGACGATAGACGCCATCATCACGGAGAACGGTCATGACGTGGTCAGAAACATCGCGCAGGAACCGGTCCTCAGGGCAATCGTTTTGCATGGGAGATCCTTTCGAATAAGGAAAAAACTTCAATTAATCACCTTGAACGAGCCGCTGCCGGTCTTTCAGTGACGTGCGCTGACGTTTGAATTCGCAGTGCACCTCATACCTATCAGAAGGAAAACACTTCTCGATGACTTGCTCCACCCAATTTTGCGCGGCGGTGAGGGACACAAATCTGCCGTCCTCGTCTAGTCCTCCCTTGGGAAGAGGAACTTCGTCCACAAGATCATACGTGGAGGGGCTCTGCGATTTATACTTTGCAGGGTAATCCCAGCATTCCCTCCACGCATGGTCTTCCGGGCTCCAGAAGGGGTCTGCATCTACCCTGAAATGGGGGTAGAAGTGCATTCCACCCACAGCGGAGTAACTGCTGACGAATACGTCCACCCGGAGCCTAGATTCAGGCAACAGCTTGGAACGCAAGCGTTCTTCCCACCCGGGGAAGTTAGCTATATTCCCACCGTACATGGAGCCTGCGGATTCATATTTTTCATCAGGGCTTGAAGACATAAAGCAACTCTCCTTCCTTTCCCAACGGAATAACCCCCGCCATGTGAAATGGTTTGCCAGCGTCAACCAGTGACTGCAAATCCTGATCCTCGTTTCTTGGGAGCCCGAGGTAAAAAACGGTGCAGCCATCACTCAACGCCTTCATAATGGTGTCATGCACCCAGTCGCCATGGCAGGGCCTTGCCATCACAACGATGTCGATGTTGAGATAGCTCAAACGAGTGGCATCCAGCACGTAGACTTCAGTAAAGGTGCCCTCCCGGGGCAACAGGTCTACTGGAACGTACCGGGGAACACTCTTTTGCAGCTTGCTTGCCAGAAGACCTGTGCCAGCCCCAACTTCCATCACGGCCTTATTCTTCAGCAGTTGGGCTAGAATAATGAGGCCATCGACAGTAGGCTCGAAGAACGTAAGGCCAGGCAATTTCACGGAACCGAAAAATTCATTCAACATGGGAGATCCTTTCGAACAAGGGAAAGCCCGGGCGGAAAACCGCCCGGGCGTTATGAATCGAATATTGAACTCTTACCCGACCGCCAGAACCAAATCCATGATGCCATTCTGGTCGGTGAAACAAACCCTGCAGCTCTCGGAATACCGATCATTCACGACACCGACAAACAGAGGGTCCGCCGAAGGCTCGAACTGAGCCAGGGTCAGGTCAAGGACATATTCCTGCCCGTCCATTTCAAAGACACACCAGGAGTGTTCCTGGAACATGCTCCCGAAGAAGGTCTGCCATTGATAGGACCCATAAACCCACCAGAACTTGGCCGGATCGAAGCCGTAAATGGCGCCCATCTGTTGCGACCGGAGCACCATCCAGCCCAAAGCATTGTGACACATATTGTCACAGTCATGCCGGTAGTTCCCGGTGATCGCATCCAGGGTCTCGCGCTCCAAGGCATCCTCCAGAAAAGCCTCGGGATCGAAAAGCCAGTGCAACTCCTCCCCCAGTGCTCGCGTTTCCAGCACAAAAGGCGACGGCGCCACGTAATCCGGATCGAAGATATTTCTATTCGCCAACGACATTCTGCACCTCCGAAGCAAGAACGCGATGGTCAGGGTCTCCATCCCAGGAAGCAACAACACCCTCGGCCTCGAGCGCCGCGACCACCTCATGCCCAGCCTCGATGGCCGGGATGCCGATCGTCCCGAAGACCCTCGACTCCATTTGCCCGAAATTCAGATAGACGGAACCCTCGCCAGGTCGCACGTCCTCCCCGTCGATGGAATCATTCGCCTCCCCATGCCAGTAGACCGCGCCGCGAATCGACTCGATTGGGGTCCCCGCAGCGATCATCTCGGAGGCCAGATCGGTCAGGACCGACCCGGCGCAGGAGGAGCAACACTCGAAGTTTCCCTCGGCCAGATAGCCCAGGGAGCGAAGCCGCACGAGGGCAGCAACAAGACGGTCACGAAATTTCATGGTGCCTCCGGAAGGTCAAAGTGATGGCCGCGAATGCCGTAGGCGCTCACGGTGGTTCCCATGGGGACATCAGCGTCCCCGACGAAGGTGATGCAGCGAGGACAGAGGCCAAAGCCGGTGTCCCGGTTCCACCACTGGCGCCCCCTGGTGGAGGCGCCGCAGCAACAGCAGGTCAGAAGTCGGATGCGATCATTTGTCATGGGACAGCCCCAGCGATGCGGTCAGCTCGCCGATATATTCCTTCGAGAGGAAACCCCGCGACAGGTTCCACCCCCGCGCTGACGCCAACTCGCTATCGACGGCATTAGAAAAGGCGCTTGACGAACAGCCGCCGCAGAAGCTCAACTGAGCAGAAAGCTCGCGTCGATGCAGGTCCCACAGCCCCATAAGGAGAAACTCGGCGTTCCGATACGGGGCCTCAAGAAGATAGGCCGCCAGGCCAGCCTCGTAGGCAACACGGATGATGGACGAGCAGTTGCGGGAGATAAAATGGAGCGGATCGGATTCGAAGTTTTTGGCGGCCATCACTTTTGCCACATCGAACCCGGCAATCTTCGCCTCGAGTTTGCGGAACTCGGTTGCTACTATTTTCTCACGATCAGACGGATCGGACATAAAACCTCCAGAGAGAAGACCGGCCGCCGCAAGGAGAACCTCTGCAGCGGCCGAGTTGTTTACAGCATCACCCAGTATCCGCCGTCGGATTCTTCCATGATCGAATCCAGGAACTGGGGCGGTTGCGCCTGCCAGATGGCGATGATCGCGCAGCCATAGTTCGGAGTGCCGAAGTCGTCCAGGGGTTCGAAGCCATCGATGACATCGGGGTCCCCGTAGAGGACCCCCTCGTAGACGTGCATCGTCGCCTCGCCACACTCCAGGTCGGTACTCCAATCATCGGTATACATGCGGAACCGCTGTGGGGACACCTGGTCGTCGATCAGGGTCACGTCGGGCTTACGGGGACCGACGAGGCCGACAAGTCTCTGCTCGTCCTCGTCACGACAGTAGGTCAACTTCCAAGCGTAATTTGCAGCCATGATATAAACCCTCCAGGGGAAAGAATTAACAGTCGGTTACGAGCTTACCGCCCACCAGGTCGAAGGAGTACATGCGATCCGTTCCGGTGAGATCGGGAACCAGCTCCACGTTCGGATCGGTTACGACGTACTGGATGCGCAGACCCTGCTCGGCGGGGAAGTTATGGTTGGAGTGCAGGATGGTCAACTTCCACAACCGGAACTCCCCGGGGATATGCTGATTGAGATCGGCCGGATTCACGGTCGTTTTATTGCGGTTGACCTTCTGCTCCAGAACGGGGAAGCCAAAGATAGGATCCCTTTCTTTGGCAAAGGTTCCATAGGCGACACGACGACTTCCCGCCAGGCCTCCGCGCTGATTGATGATGACGCGATCAACAACACCGAGGTCCTCGGCAACGAACGAATGAACAGGACTCATACCCGGGCCGATTTTTTTCTTGATCATGGGACACCTCCAAAGAAGAAAGAATGGGGGATGCAGCCATCCCCTTCAACAAAGAAAAGATTCCAGCTCAAACTGGCACGGCCGCAGCAGGAAGGCTCCCGCTGCGGCCGTTGGATTTATCAATAGGGGCGAAGAGAAGTTGTCGGGGTCCATTTTTTCGCCCCATTCCCATGATCAACCAGCACTACCCCAACACTCGGATTGACCTCGACAACCTTCCATGCATCACAAGGGCGGACAGGAGCCGAAGCCAAGGGCACAACAGCATCACCCACGGAAAACGGGAATACATCGTCCGGTTCGAAATCCAGGATGGCGCCCATGTTTTTAATGCAGGCATCGAGGTTATCCCGGAGCCGGATGGCTGCCGCGATTTTCTCCGCCAGGTCGAAACCCGTGATGACCTCGGAGCCACTAAGCAGACTGGGACAACCATTCCCATAGTCGAAGATAGCACCAGCGCCACACAGTTCAATTTTGCGGGACAACGATTTGACGATTACAGAAGACATGAGATACCTCCAGGGAGAAAGAATGAAGGGGGCCGAAGCCCCCGGGAATGAAACCAACTACGGAAGGATATACAGAACGCCGCTCGTCACGCCATCCGCTTTCAACTGGGCCCGGATCTTCGCCTTTGCCTCCGTCAGCGTCCCCTGGGCCCAAAAGATACGGGACTGGTCCACGGCATTTCGATCTTCGGCGAACCCCCACCGGCCGTGCCCCCGAGGAGACCGACGATGGGACAGGATAAACTCGGACGATACAAATTCAATGGCCATGAGACACCCCTGAAGAAAGCCCCGGGAGCAAGCCCCCGAGGCGGTTGAATTTACTTGGTGGCGGTGATCGCGCAAATATGTTTTTCGGTCGCGTCCTGCCACATCGCATCGATGGTCTCGTCGGTAAGATGGGCTTCTTTCATGAGCGCCCAAAAGATCGAATACCCAGGGCCAATAGGATACCTGGAACGAAGATGAAGGGCGAGGGCTTCCCGCTCCGGTTGATTATTCCACGGAAAATCGGCGGCACGGAGATCTCCCCCGAAGAGGACCTTGAGGGCAAGCTCATACGACCAATTGACCTGCTGGGCGGAGCCCCTGGCGACCCTGATAACATTGACATTGCTGGCACCAGGAAGGGTGAGCGAATTATAAAGGGCCTGAACGATGATGCGAGATTTATTGAGGTTGGTCATGGCGGTTCCTTTCGGGGGAAGAAAATCAGATATGCGTCAGAGCCTCGGCAAGGGCATCACGAAGACCCGTCGCCGACCAGTCCTGGCCGAAGTCGATAGAAATGGAATCGCGGTCAGGATTTGCGAGGAGAGTCGACAGGCGCCACTGGCCGCCGGTCGGGTAGAATTCGCCCTTGATCCCCTGCTCGACGACAAAGATGAGATGGCCGTCGACCTGCTTCAAGATAGCGCGATAGGGAGCCTCGAGAACCTTCCCCTTCGAATGACCGACGATAGGAGCAGCAAGAACAATCGGGAATTTTGCAGTCATGGGAAACCTCCGGGAGAAAAAGGGGGGAGGAAGCCTCCCCCATCAGTTACGGTTTAACGATGGACCCGAGCTGCCGCAATTTCTCGCCGTGAGAATAATGACCCACCCACCATTCCATTTTAGTCTCATACGGGCGAAAGGCTTCGAGATCCCAGGAACTGATATCTCCGGGAACGTCGATGCAAACAATAAACCGGACGCCCCGCGCATTGAGTTCAAGGACCTCCCGAAAGGCAGCGAGAATATTGAGGCCGGAGTGCAAACAAGTTCTCTTGGTCGGGTCGGCTTTATCGATGCTCACGATAGCCAGGCGGGAATCGATTTCCTCGTAGGCGCCGATAATGTCTTTCCGGGAAACGATGTTTTTCATGGGATACCTCCAAATAGGAATTGGGGGAAGGAAGCCTCCCCCCTCAATAAAGAAAAGATTCCGGCCTAAACTGGCACCAACCCAGGAGCAGCGCAGGCGCAAACGAAAAAAGCCGCCACCCCGAAGGATGGCGGCTCAAGGTTATTCGGCCGGAGGAGTCACGAAAACAACATTCTCCATGAACACGATATCCAACCGGCTGAAGGTGAGAGGCGACCGATATGCCTGCCAGCATCCCACCGACGGGGTCCATCGGAAACCGTTCTTTTTCAACCGGTCCCGCATCACGGCATCCGGCTTGCCATCGAAGAACGCCTGGACGCGATCGGCCTCGGGGTTATCGACAATGCGGATATCGCCGACCATAGCCTCCCGGACAGGGGCCGATTCACGTCGCGCCTCGACAACCACCGACGCCTGCAGGCGCTTTATTTTGCCATTGATCGAGGTCAGGTCGAAGCCCTCGAACGGCTTATAACGATCCTTCCCGAGCCAGTAGGACTCCCGGGTCACCTTCATCGTCTCCCGCAGCTTCTCCGACGGCAGGATCATGGCATCGATATCCCCCTTCACCTTCCGGTACTCGGCATTGAGAGCCTTCATCAGGTCCCGCTGTTTTTCCAGCGCGACGACCTGGTCGGCAACGGGAACAATCACCACGGGCGGCGACAGGTTGCGACGCATGGCCGCCTGCGCCTTTTTGCTCCAATCCATCAGCTCCACGGAGAGGCGATGCTCGGTGTTCAGCCGCTTCTGGTTGCGAGCCACGGGGAAATTCGCCGGGCCGGTGATCATCGAGGACATGCAGCGGGACTTGGCGTTCAGCCAAGACAACAGACGCCGCAGGTACCCATCCTTGAATCGGGTCAATTCAGACGCCACCTCCTCGAGGCGATCAGGACCGGCCAGCTTCTGCATCTCCTGGCCGACGGCGATCATGAAGCGCAGATACTCTGCCTGCTCGGTCTTGCCGCGCCGGTCGGGAGAAAAGCTGGTGGCGTAATACGCCTGCCTGGCCGTTTCGTAGGGCACATCGTCGGCCGCCAGGGGGATGGGGAAGTCGGTGGGAATCTCGGGGAGGACAATGGGATCAAACACGGGCAGCACCTCCAGGGGGAAAGGGGAGAGAAGGGAGAACCCAGTCGATAGACCGGTATTCGACAGGATTGCCGGCAGTCAGGGCTAGGTCGATGCCGTGCTGCATCCCGGAAGAGATCCCGAGGTCGACATAGACGACCGTCGCCTCGGCGACCTTCCGCCATGCCAGACCGGCGGAGATCCCCAGCTTCCGCTCGGCCGGCACCGCATCGACCAGGATCATCGGCTGCGTGTAAAGCAGATGGGAGGCAATCGGCGCCTCCCCGAGCAGCAACGAATCGCGGACGCAGAGCCGGGCGTAGAAGATGTTTCGCGTGATCTCCTTGGACGTTCCGGCATAGGGGCTCTCGAGGATGACCAGAAGACTCATGCCACCACCTCGCCATCCACGACGCGTTTGAAATCAAGCAGAGCCTCGCGCAGGTTGAAGATCGCCGCCGGAGCGCCGCCGCAAAGATGCATCCCCTCGCGCAGCCACCATTCCTCAACCTGGCGACCCGCCGAGTAGAGATGCTCCGGCGAAGAGGGGAGCGGGAACGTCTCACCCTTCGATACCTTCGACAGCAGCGCCTTGGCCCGGGCGCCGATGCCGGTCTCGGTTTCGGCCACCTCCTGGACGAAGGCGAACAGGGCGTGAACCTGGTCCCGCATCCGATCGGTCAGACCGACCAGGGCCTCGAACTCCGGAGTCGCCATATTGTCGTAGATGGCGACAGTCAGACGACCGATCAAGGCAGGGTCGTCGGTCGTGATATTGAAGACATGCGACAGGGCGAAGAAGTTGCCGAAGAAGCGAACCTTTCCCCCGCCAAGCGGGAGGATGAAGCGTCCGTAGTTCAGGAACCGAGGATCCAGCGGCTCCACAGCCAAAACCTCCACGAGGCGATCGATTGAATCGGGGTCCTGGCCGATCCACTTGCTGCCGTTGCTGGTAATTTCGAGCATATAAACCTCCATGAAAGACGGCCCCCGAAGGGGCCGAGTAGTTATCCTCCGATCAATCTCGAGGAGAGGGAGCCAGGCTTGGCAGACCATAGAGCAGAAAGTTGATATCTTTGCGAAGAGAAGAATCCGGCCCGAGGTCTTCATTCCGAACGGCCCGGTAAAGCAAGGCAATCATGACGGGAAGATTGCTGATCGCATCGCGAACCTCGCGCCAGGATGCCTCAAGGGGAACCCCGTCGAGATAGCAATCCCGGTTGCCTTCGGCGAATTGGACGGCCTGCTCTAACAGCGCAAGAACGTGCTTTTTTTGGAGCTTCCGGGTCGTCAGGAATTTACAGATCACCGGAACGACAATGAAGGGTGCCATATCGGGATCGATGTCGGCAAGGACGAACAGGGTCTCACCATCGGAACCCAGGCCGAAAAGCATCCACCGGCCTTTCGAGTCGTCAGTATTGAAGAAGAAGTCGACGCGGCCATAAAGATCAGCCTCACCGGCGGCGGAATCCTTCCGGAAGAAGGAAATGCCGTCATAGGGAACATGTTTTTCCCCTATGGAGATTTCGGAACCGAAGGAAGCAAGCTCGGGATTGCCGGCCAGCGAAGCCAAGATGAATGCGATTTTTTCTTTCATGATTTACCTCCGAGAAGAGAAAGAGCCCCGGGCGAACCCGGGGCGGGAAATTACATCTGCCAGCGAGGAGAGCTGAGAATAGACCCGTCGGGGAACTCGACAGAGAGCTGACCACCTCGGCCCGAATGAACATGGACAGGGCGAATCACCTCACCGTCGAGGCCGACGAAGTTTGCCCGGCCCCAGTAGATCGCCGCTTTTTCCTTCGGGAGACCGCATCCCTCCGGGTCACAAACCTTAGCCTGCTGCGCGTGAGAAAGTTTTGCATTTTCCATGGGACACCTCCGACAAGAATGAAGTTGAACAACACCTGAATCCAGCACCCGGAACCGGCCCGGATGCTCGAATCAGGCGTTGGCCGGTAACGGCTCAACGCCTGCCCGGGCGTGACCCGGGCGGTTCATGACGACCTCCGTGAAAGGGAAAGCAGGATGGGCAAAAACCCTTGCATCATAGAAAAGATCCCGGTGCAAACTGGCGCGATCAGTCCTCGTAGGGAATGAACCGCGACTCGGTGCCATCCTCCGAGACGACTCGGGCCTCATTGGAATCGGGATAGAACTCGACATGGCACATCGATTCGCCACCGGTCTGATCCAGGCCGGACGCGACGACGGCCTCGGCGACGCGCATGACCGCAGCAAGGGGGAGAATGATAGGTTTCATTTGGGGAGCCTCCGATAAGGGTTAATTGAATCCGTTGACGAACGACCGGACTTCCTCCAGGTCGGAGGCGTTCGTGGTCATCACCAACAGACCGACGACGCTAAGATTCGACTGGGTCGCCGGATGCTTCCCGAGGTCGGAGATCATCGAGGCCATCGCCTGGGCGCCCTCACCGGCGTCCACCAGGGCCAGAGCCCGTTCCTTGCACCAGGCCAAGTGTTCTGCTCGCGAGATCATTCGTTTCCCTCTTCCTCATGGTCCGCATTGTCGACATGCACCAGCCACATCGCCTCGGCTTCCTCCCGGGTTTTTTCCATGGTCCCAGAAACACACCATTTGCCACAAGAGCATTCCAGCATGACATCGGAGAGACTGATCACCCGCAAGGTATGGTCACCCTGGGAAGGAGCCGGTTGACTCTCAAGGAAACCGTTCCAGTGAACCCACAACCTCTCGCTCGGCGTTTCCGAGATGGCCAGAGAATGTTTCCCGGTCGACGGAGAGGCAAAGTAATAACGATCGCCATGGATGCTAAGGATACAGCCGTTTTTTTCCTGGAGAATCGCGGGACCAACAACGGAGGAACCAACCTCACGCCTGCCGATCATGATCAGGTCATGGCCGAAAGTCGAATCATCGAGGAAGCTGACGCGAGGAGCGGCAATCCAGTGATAGACGAATCCATCATCGCGCACGACGTACTCATGCGGGACCAGTTTCGCCCAGCGCCGTTCCATTTTTTTCTGCAGGGCAGCCAGATCCCTCGAAGCCTTGAACCCGAATTGAACAGGCTTGAGAGCGTACGCGATAACGCCGGCCTGGACAACCTGGCCATTGGGGAGGACCAGCCGGGCAATTGTTTTGCCGGTTTCGCCATAGAGATATTGGCCCATGATCAGGACTCCATATTGGGGGGGAGGGAAGAATAATCCGAGGGACCAGAGTCGTCGCAATCGGTAGAGGCAGCCGGCCGAGCAAAGCGGGGATGGAAGTGACAAGACAGCTTCCCGGTCGACCGATTGAGGTTGCGAACGATCCCCACAATGTCATGGACGAAATCGAATTCGTCGGCCACCAGCAGCCGGTCGAGGTCCAGGGGGCAACCGTTGGCATGCACGGCCGTCAGATCCATGGACAGGGAAAGAATGTCTCGCGCCTCAGGGCCACGGCAGAAAAGGTTAGATGCCTTCACGCGATTGACGATCTTGAAAATCACGTCCTGCTCCTCACGAGGAATGTCGAAACTGACGATTTTTTTGGCATTCGACGCAATCGCCCTCCCTCGTTCCAAGGACCCGAGGGAATTCCAAACCTGATCAATTGCCGAATTCGAGTCTGTTGCGTCAACCTCGCGGACCACGTCGTGGTGAGGATTTACCGAGTAAATTGTTACCGCAAAGCGTTCCATGATTAACACCTCCAGGGTAAAAAGAGCGGGGAGCGACAGGCTCCCCACAAAGGACAAAACGATTATTTGAAATCAGCAGCCTTCTGCGCCACGGCTTCGTGGAGAGTTGGCCAAGCCAGTTGGCACCAGTCTTCAACATAAACCAGCCCGAGCAAGTCCGAACAATCGCAGCAGATAGCGTCGCGCTCTTCTCTCGCACCATCGACCCACGAGGCCGACCAGCCAGCCTCTATCGCCTCCTCCGTCGTTTTCGAATGGCCGCAGACGGAGCAGGCAACGATCGTCTCGTCGCTTTTGATTTCGAGCTCAAAGCAGGAACCATCCTC